GTGAATCCATTGTAAGAAGGCTTGAGTTCATTAGCGACCACGCTGTAGCCGTTTTCGTCGATGGGGAAGTAGCTGGCGCTGATGCGTGCCAGGCCTTCTTCGTCGAGGTCGATGGAGTCGACCATGTAGACAAGCGAGCGCGTTGTTGTGTCTTTGATGGCGAAGATTGAGCCGAACAGTTTGTTGGCTTTGGGCTGGCCGTCGACGATGCTGATGGTGAGCGTGTCTTCGTTGACCTCGTTGTCGTTGCGGTCCCAGTAGTACACCTGCACGCTTTGGCCGTTGGTGAGCTGGGCGGGCGTGATGATGGCGCCGTTGTCTTTGATGATGCCCGACGCGCCAGGCTGGACGTAGCTGGCTTGCGTCACCACGCGGATGAAGTCGCCGGGCGCCAGGCCGAGGCCGTAAGGCAGCGTCTGGAAGCTGACCACATGGGTGCGGTGGCGGCGGGCGCTCAGGGCATATTTGGCGAACAGTTCGGCGTGGTAGCGGCTGGTGATGTGGGTGAAGTTGAACTCCTCCAGCGGGCCGTTGGGCTGGTCTGTGTAGTACACGACTGCTGTTTGCTCTTGCGGGAAGCGGTTGGGTAGTTCTGTGCGGTAGCGCACCATGGCACGAATGGGCAGGCGCTCTTGGGCTTGGACGTACTCAAGCTGGAAGGAGTCCTCGATGATGTTGCCTTCGGTGAAGATGCCCGAAATCGGCACCTTGACATCGAACATCGTGTAGTCGCGGGTGGCGTCGATGGGGAGGGCGGGTTCGATTGAAAACTTGCCGCCGCGCATGACAAGGTTGCAAAGCAGCGAAGTGCTGATGCGTGCCAGGAATTCGCGCAGGTTTTGCGGTTCGACGATCACGTCGTCGTAATACAAGTAGTTGGCCTCAAGGAACATTGCCGTGCGGGCAAACTGAGCCTTGTCGATGAGGTCAGAGCTGATTAGTTCGCCAGCGCCGGTCTGGATGTTGGTAAGGAGGAAGTACGCCAAGTCCGTGAATATGTTTGACGAACTTACGGTTTCGATTATGTTGCCATTGCTGGTCAGGCGCAGATTGGTAACGCTGATGCCGTTCTTTGCGTAAATGTGAAGCTGTTCCAGTTGGTTCAGTTCTGCTGTGCTGCGGAGCTTGAGCCCCGCCATGGCGCAGCCGGTGTATGTGGCTGGGCTGTTGCTGCGAACAGCCACGGTTTCGTTGATGTAGACAATCTCGTGCTCTGGGCCGTTGTCGCAACTGCGCGAAATTAAATTTGCGTAGTGTGATACCTCGGCAATTCCTACATTGCCTTCAAATGTTCTTTCGCCGCCGAGGGTGGGCGGAGAACTGATGGGAACTGGCGCAACAATTTGGAAGTAGTAGTCAATGGTGATGGCGGGATTTCGCAGAAGGCTACGAATGACAAAGATTTCGTTGCCAGTCCAACTGCCGGTCAACTGCAAAATTTCGATGTTGTCTGGCTCTACAATTTCCCACCAGTGACTCAGGAAGTTTGTAGCTGTTATGTTTTCTGGCGTGGTGTACAAGCGCAGCTTCATCTTTAGTCGCACAACGCGACCACCCTGGTCGTAGCGAAATGCGGTGCTATCGGATTCCGAAAATGTGTAAATGCCACCAACGTTGAAGGGGAAGTATGTGATAACTGGAGTGCCATGGAAAGTGTTGTGTTCGGCTCCTCGTGGATCGGGATCTTTGTCGATGGCTTTAGCGATACCGTTGCTGATACGGAATCCATTTGCGTTTATGTCCAACGCATCCGAGGCTACTGCCTTAAGGAACCGGACACGCGATGGGGGAGGAGTGTATGTTGAGGCCCCTCCTTGATACACGGGATTGCTAATCATTTCCGGCGCCAGTGCCAGCTCTTTTACGCTGGCAGGCTTTGCCATCATGTACAGCGTGAACAGCCCGTAGTTTGTTGTTTTTGTTTGCGAAATGTACTGGCCTTCAGCATAAGGAACAGCGCCTTCTACATAGAGTCGGTAGCAGGGGCCTTCTACGGTTATGCCATTGATGGTTGCTTTTGTGTAGGAACCGTCGGCATTGCGTATCTGGTTTATTTCACCTGAGGTGACAGGACGCAGTCTGAATTCGTACTGCCCGAATCCATGGGCAATGCGGATAAAGTTGAACTGATCTTGCGGGGCTGATCCAACCACCGCAAAGGGATGGTCATTTAGTTTTTCCCAGCCCTGATTAAAAGCATATGACTGGTTTGCAGGCCTGACGTAGACGTCAAAAAACGAGGCTCGCTGGATGTATGACTGGTTTGTTCCAGCGGTTAGTGCAATGTTTTGAACGTCGTAATCCCGTAGCTTTGTTACGTTGGGAACTGATTTAAAATTGCAAATGCCGTTTAGTTTATTCCAGACGTTGCTCTTTATGCCTATTTCAGTGACGTTACAGCTACGGCTATTTTGGAACGATGCAATGTCAGCTTTGCAGATTGGGAACCAGGCTTGGCCGATGTCATAGATTGCCCCGTCTGGCCCTTCTGGGAGGTTGGTTTCGGTGTTGACGAAGCCACGGTGACACACGCCGACCTTCCCGACTGTCCCATCGAAGACTTCTTTGCATACCAAAGTAACAGTGCGAGGCTGTAAGTCGCTGCGATCGTATATTGTATTGGCTGGATTTCTGGCGGTAACTTGAAAAATACAGTTACCAATCATCCATTTAGTGCCGATCTTCAGTAAGTCATCTTGCTGTTCGTGTTCGGCTTGGATGGCATCGCGGACTTGTCGGTTGTCGACGGCATTAACGTCGGGGTTGGCGTACAAAAAGCCATCGCCTGTGTTGCGGTTTTTGTTTGCAACGATGTTGGGGTTGTTGTTGTCGTAGTAAAGCTCGTCCCTGACGCGCCCCTCGTTGTAGATGATCGTGATTTGATCGCCTACTTGCGTGTCTACTTTTAAGCCTTGGCTTCGATCGCCTGGTGCAGTTGTCACCTGACCGTTTCTTATGTGCTCGACGATCCCGAACTGGCGAGCATAGTTACGTCCCACGCCAGCCATTTTGGGGTTGCCGGCGATCTGGAAGCGCTTGGCAACTGGGGTTTGACCGGCCTGTTCTGAGGATGCGCCGGGATAGGGCACGATTTCCCAGTTAAGGCGGTAGGGCGTGCCGTTCGGTAAGCCGTTGTACACGCCAAAAACGGCGCGATTAGTCAAGGAATAAGCATGGCTAAACCCTGTGCTTTCCAGGCCGCTAAATGTGTGGTTTCTAAATGCGTTGTCGCGTTCGCCTTCGCCAATCCAGAAATCTCCGTATCGACGATGTAGTCCCAGCAGCCTGCTTTGCCCAGTTGTATTTTTGTTACCTTCAAATGTTGCTGGTCGGTAGTCGGAGCTATTCGGTACTGGCTCACCGCCGGAATAGTAATACCAGCGGAAGTCAGATTCTTGGAGTGCATCAAGAGGAGCTTGGCCGATGTAGATACCAGCGCGGTCTTCGTTGCGGGCTGCTTCTGTGTCGTATGGGCCTCTGGATACGGGAGACTGTCCCAGCAGGAAGACCAAGTCGACGGATTGGTAGCTGCCGTGGGAGTACATGCGGCTCCACACCAGCTTGGGGGCGACCATGATGCCGCCGACATAGGAGAAGTCGCTGCGGCTGGGAGGGAGTTGAACGTACTTTTGCCTGGCGAAGACAATGGGAATCGTTTCGCCGTAGCGGCTTAGTTCTTGGCTGGCCTGGAAGCCGTATGTCGGGGCGAAGCGGTCACGGCCGACGATGCTATCTAGCTGCCGGTTTTCAATCCCTTTGGGCGCCGATGGCGGCTTGGGCGCCAGTAGCAGCGAAAGGCCTTGGGAAACAACGCCGAGGACCAGTGAAATAATCGCAACAGTTAAAGCATCGTTTTGTACGTCTGGAATATGCGCGTACTCCGCCGGGCGTTCGCGACTGAGCCAGTCGATGCGTTGCTTGAACTGGAGGTATTCCTGTTCGGTGCAGCCCAGTTCCTGGACTAATTGGCGCTCGTAGGGGAGCAGTTGCTGCGGTAGCAGCGGAGTGCAGGAAACGCTGTAAGCGGGTGCCAAGTGGCCGCTTGCAGACTGGCTGTTATGTAGAGGATGCCGTCCTGCCAAACTGTCCCGAAAGCGTAATTCTTGTGTGGTAGGAGAACCACGTCTCCATCATACAAAGGATCTAGCACGCGGCGTCCCCAGCCGTGGATAGCCTTGATGATTTGACGAGGCGGCGCGTCGTACCAAGATGGGTCGAAGGCGGGGGTGGTGATGCCGAGGCGGTCGAGGGCTGTGTAGACAAGATGGATGCAGTCGATGGCACCATCAGGGTCTGTGCCGTCTGCACCGAGGCGGTAGGGGCGACCGATCAGGTCGTACATCAACTCAGGCGGACCTGGGCAGTGGTGGGCAGTGGGCCAAACACGTCTTCAGTGATGCGGCGTCTTGGTACGTCACCACCAACTGCGTCGATGACAGAGGAGATCTCCAGGCGGAGTTCGGCGTCGCTCCAGATGGCGCCGGCCACTTGACCTGCGTAGGAGCTGAGCACGCGGTAGTCGGACTTGTTGTCGGGGTTGAGCATCAGCATGTCCACTAGCACCACCCAGCTACCATCGACCAATGTGGAGGCCCAGCTACGGCTGAGCGAGTTGTTGGGCAGGGCAAGTTGCGTGGACTGGTTGTCGCCGCTGCGGTTGACCGTGACGCCAGAGAAGCCGAAAGGCAGAAAGCCGTGGGTGTTGCCGTTGTATGCGACGTTTTCGTTGATCCAGAAGTTTTGGAAGTAGAGCGGGGATGCGCCGTCCGTGCGGGGCTTGGCGGTCAGCATGTGACCCAGTGCTATTTCAGTCTTGAAGCTGGTGTCCATCAGTTCATGCCGAGGCGGCTACGGGTGGCGCGGGACTGCTGCAGGCGGCGGAGGGTGCGCTGTTCGCCCTGCGTGGCGCCTTGCTGGGCGGCTTGGGTCATGCCAGTGCGGAACTGGTCGGCGGTGACGTAGTCAACGGAGTTGATGCGTTCCACGGTGTAGCGCACGTCGATGGCGGCTGGTGCCATTGTGGCGGTGCCGCCGCCGCTGCTGGTGTCGTCACCAGCCGGGATGACCGCAGAGCCACGAGCGCCAGCAGCATACCGGCTCATGGCGGAGCGCATCTTGCTGGCTGGGATGATGTACTCAGATTCGCCGCCTTCGCCCACAATCGCGCTGGTCGGTCCTGTTACATAACCGCCCTCTGCAAATGCAAGTGGCGTTGAATACTGACCAACAAGTGGATTAGCAAAACCGCCTTGGAGACTGGAGCCAGGCAAACCACCCACAGATGTGCCGGTGTTCGCGCTACCGCCTCCGCCGAGGCCGGCGAACATTTTGGCGATGCCGATTGCGATGTAGGTGGCGATCATCTGTTGGGCAGCGCTGATAAGGGCGTTGCCGATCGCGTTTAGGAAGTCGGCAAATACCTGCTCGGCTGTCTTGGTGCCGCGTACCATCTCCGCTACGCCAAAAGTAACGGCGTTGGCGATCTCTCCGCTGGCTGTTTGGATGAGTTGGCCGTAGCGCTCGAAGAATTGTTGCAGGCGTAGTTGCCGGTGTTCCAGTTGGTCCAGCAGCCCAAGCTCTTGCTGCATCAGGACGAGCTTTGCTTGCTGCGAAGCGAGGTCTGCTTGTCTCGCTTCTAGTGCGGCTGTGTCTAAAGACCCGGAGTTTATTTCTTTGGTAAGATTTGCTATTTCCCGTTCGATAGGCAACAGAGTTTGCCGCGAGCGCATACGCTGCTCAAACAGTTGTTTTTCCTGTTCTAGTTGGTCTGCAGGTCTAGTAAAACCAGCGATGTCAAAAGATACTTGTTGTTGCTGTTGTCGGATACCTGAAACACTATCCTCAATATCCTGCTGTCTTTTGACTACTGCTAGTTCTTTTTCTAGTTGCAGTCTGTTTTTACGGCGTTCAGCCTGGGCTGCTTCCAAGTCATTTTGTTGTTGCAGCAGGTTGAGACGTCTTGCATACGCGGCATTGATCAGGTTTTGTTCTTCTACATTTTTTGTGCCCAGCAAAGCAGCTTGGCGATCGCGTTCCAGTGCTGTTTCTTTAGCGAACGCGATTTTATCTTGTGCTTGGAGTTGGGCTTCGAGGCCGCCTAGTTCGCCT